CGACGGTGTCGGCGTCGATCGGGATCGTCGCGAGTTCAGTCGTACTCATGCGCTTTTTCTCCATCGCTCGAAGGCCGCGCCAGAGTCGACGCGACCGGGCTGTCGCCTGCCGCGCTTCAGCGCGTCTCGTCATGATCTGGATCGGCGTCATACTCGGCGCGGACATCGTCCTCGTCGTCTAACGTCGCCGGCATGATCAACTCTGGAATTTCAGGCGCATGGCCGAATCGCTCAAGACACCAGACCTGCAGGCGCCGCGTCACTTCAAAATCTTCAGCGAGACTTCGCACACGCCGCGCAATCAATGCCCGCGTCTGCGCGAAGGTAAAGAGATCCAATTGTTGCCAGTGCGCCTGCTTGCCCTTGCCGGTCGGTTGCGCGAACGGGATGCCCTCTTTTGTCGCGGCAGATAGCGCCCGACGGCACATGGCGATCACGCCGCGTAGCGCCGCGCGGTCGAGGACACCTGGCGGTAAGACTTGCGCGTCGATGATGGCCTGCGCTAACACCGACGCTGGCATGTTGCCGCCATGGTCGACAAAAAACGCGCGAATGATCGCGTTGATGGTCTGCGGATCGTCGTCCTCAAACAGGTGATCCATGTGACCTCGCCTCTTTCTCGGATGCGCTGAAGGCTTTCAACACCGTACCGACTTCGCTGGAGAGTTCTTCCAACCGCGGTTTAAATTGCGTCGACCGGCAGGACGTCGCCGCTCGTTGTATGGCTCGGTCGGCATCATGGAGCGCGAGCAGCCCAGGATCAGGCGGCGGTGGAACTTCAGCCAGGTCAGTCAACGCGGTACGCCGTTCAAATTCATCAGCCGCGGTCGAGCGCTCGATGATGGCCTGGCGACGCGCCTTCGGCATGGTCGCCGCGTTCGTTAAGAGTTCGATGACCTTCGCTGGCGGGATCGCGTCCTGGTCAAGTAATGCCGCGATCGGTGCCCGATCTTCCTCAGGTAGTTCTTCGATCTGGTCGCCCGCATCTAGAACGTGATGCCGCAGCCAGCCTCGACGCTGCATGAACGGATACCGCTCGGCGAGGTCAACATGCCGCTCAACCCGCGCTTGCTCGGCAAGAGGGATTCCTGTTCTCTCCGCAATATCGCGTTTCGAACCGGCCCTACGAGCCGGCCCTCGTTTTTTCCGCGTCGAAACCTGTTCCAAGTTGGAACGGGTTTCGTTCTTCAAATCCGCTTCGGCCTGTCGAATCTGCGCGAGCCGCGTCTTGCTCGTCTCGTAGTCGCTCAGGTTCTCGCGGGTCGTGTTCTCGTCGAGTTCGATGGCGCGCAGCTCGTCCTCGCTCATCTGCTTCTCGGTCACTTGGCGGGCCGGGATCGTCCTCCACTCAAGCGCGCGGCAGGCTTCGAGCCGTCGATGTCCGGCGACGAGCGTCTGACCGCGCAGGAGAATCGGATGGATCAGGCCGTGCGCCTCGATGCTCTTCTTCAACGCTTGAAGGCGCCCGAGTTTTTCTCGGCGACGTTCGCCGATAACGATGCTGCTGATCGGGACAGCGACGACATCGGCCAGTGAGACGGCGCGACCCATCACGCCCGCCGCTGCCGCCGCCCGAAGCCATACGCGGGCTCGCCCCATTCGCCGCGCAGATAGCGATCGACCAGATCGGCGCGATAGCGCACCCGGCGGCCGAGCCGCGGCCGCAGCTCCTCCAGAAACGGCAGCTTGCCGTCGCGCTTCAGCGTCATGAAGGTCGCCTTCGGCATTTGCAGCTTGCTCAGGATTTCCGGGACGGTGTAGCAACGGACGTCCGTCATACAGACCTCAGGCGATCTTTCGTTTAGCGGTTTCCTGAATGGACTTAGCGACGAGCGCGGGGGAAACGTTCAGCGCGGCGGCCAGGGCCGAGATGGTCGACCAGCGGGGATCGCGCACCTTGCCTAGCTCAAGCTGCGAGATGGTCGTCTGTTCGACCCCGCTGAGTTTGGCCAGCCGGTACTGGGTGATGCCCGATTGCGCCCGCAGCTGCCGGAAATTCATTTCCGGAAATCCTAGAAAACTTTCCGGCGGTCGTCAAGGAATTTAAATCTGTGCTAGGATTTAATTCCACACACTACAGATTGCGGGGGCCGATTGCGTGAAGCAGTAGAAGAAAGTTTCTATAATGTGACGGCCGTGACCTCAGAGGAGATGTGGCGAGCAGTCGGGCGCATGCTCGAGCGCGCCCGCTTGGACCGGAAGTGGAAACCGACCGACGTCGAACGGGCGGGCGGGCCGAGCTATAAAGACAGTCCAAGCCATCGAGGCCGGCGAGGCCGGCCACGTCGAGAGCATCGACAAATGCGCCAGCGCACTTGGCCTGTCGATCGTGGACGTGATCTATGCCGTCCTCGCGTCGCGCGAGACACCGCTCAGTGCCGAGGCCGCGCTCCTGGTGCGGGCCTTTACCGAGACGACCGTCGAGGGGCGGACGGCAATGATCGCCCTAGCCAACGCTTTGCCGCGGCCGGCAGGGCCGGTGCCGCTCCCGGGCGATGGGGCAACGCCTTTAAAGCCGCGTCGATTGCTTCCTGCCCCTCAGGGCGTAAAGCGTCGTACTGATCGATAAGCCATCGGTGTTTCGCCGTGAGAGATGCTGAAGATGAAGGCATCGAAACTCGCTCCCGGTCGGCTGCGTGTCATCCGGACACCATACGCTAAAAAGAAATTCCTGCAATAGGACTTTTGTCCAGGCGAAGAAAAGTCGGTGGGAAGCCAATGACACGCGCGGAGATTGACAAGATGGTGAGACTCCTGGAGGAAGGTCGGCGGTATGTCCAGGACACCAGCCAGTTGATGCAGGTCGTGATTGACCGCATCCAGCGGGACCGCGCGCGCCTGCACGACTTGTTGACGCGGGTCCAATCCGCGCTTGAGAAGGACGGGTAGCCCTTATGCCTCGCAAACTCACCGGCATCCGTCGCAAGCGCGATCGCTGGCAAGCCTATGTCCGCGTCGGCGGCCAACTGCACACCAAGACATTTTCGCTGACGGAGCCTGTCGCGAAAATGCAGGCATGGCGGGACCTGCAGAAAACGCAACACGGCAAGCCCGAGACCGAGGCGGGGTCTTTCGCCGCGCAGGTACAAGCCTTCCTCGCGCAGAATCAATCCAAGGCGACGAACTGGCAGGCGATGGCGCATCTGGCGCTCTGGACGGCGGCGCTCGGCCGGGACCGGGCACCGCTCAGCATCACGAAGGACGAGATCAATACAGTGCTGGATGACTGGCTCCGGACGCTCGGGCCGGGCACGGTGCGCAAGCGGCGTATGTGGCTCCGCCAGTTCTTTGTGTTCGTCACGGGCGTGGATGGTGGCCCGTGTCAGAAGGCACTCAATCCGAAGCCCCCCAAACCCGGCGCCCGGGGGATTGACTACTTGGTGATTGAGAAGGCCCTTGCGAGCATGCCGGATCAGCGGGTCGGGAAAGCTGGCGGCACGACCTCGCTCTCAAAACTGCGGGCCAGGGTGATGGCGTATACCGGACTGCCGCCCGCGCTGCTCCAGAAGGTCACGGCGGACGACCTCAACTTCCAGGCCGGAACCCTCTACATCCATGGCCGCGCAAAAGGTGAAGGCGTGGAAGCGCGCGAACTGCGGCTCACGCCGGAAGGGCTCGGGGCATTCAAAGATTTCCACGCCGCGAATGCGTATGGGGGGTTCAACGTGAAATCCTTAAATCAGTCGGTGAAGCGGGCCTTCCGCCGGGTCGGGTATACCCGGTCGATGCGGCTCTACGATCTGCGCCATTCGTTCCTGACGCAGCTCTATCGCATCACGCGCGACACGGCGACCGTGGGGCGACTCGGGATGCATGCCGAGGGGTCACCGATCACCGCGCGCTATACGCAAGGGGCGAACGAAGAGGTGGACGCGGCGGCGGTCGCGGCCTTCTCGACGGTCCTCGCGGCCCGGCGGCAGGGCGCCATCAAACCAGTACCGAAGTCGTACAAAAAGTTGCCCACAAAAGTTGCCCGGTTCGGTTAACTACTGACACGACACGAGTTACGAGTGGTCCCCTTAGCCCTGATGGGGACCACCCACGGGGCAGCCACCCTCCGCGCTCACCCCTCAAAAACGCCTCGAAAACCAATAGATTCGGGCCTGAATCCGTCATTCCTGCCAAATTTCCGACAACCCATTCAGGCCCATTCAGGACCAATAAAACCCGTTCGGGAGTACAAAGAGTTGCCCAGAAGTTGCCCGGCCTTTTAGGCCGGCGCCCCGCCCGGCCCGAAGCGCTCCGTAAACTCCTCGTCGGAGATGACCTCGATCGGGCGCCCGGTGAACCGGTTCGAGATGACCCAATCGCCTTCGTGCAGGTCAAACACCCCACGGTCGGTATAGACCCGCGGCCGGCCATCGCCGTAGACGGGCTCGACGACCTCTGTCGACGTGCCGATCGGCAGCGGCTGCCCGGCGAGGTACTGCTCGGCGTAGACGCGCAGCGGCCGTTCGGTGACGCTTTGCTGGTTGCCTTCTGGCGGAAATGGAGCGGCCATCTGTTCCCTCAGGCGAGCGGCAGCGCCAGCGTGCCGCCCAGGTGCAGGGCGCCCGCCGGAAACGGCGTCGCCGCCAAATCCCGGTAGATACTCAACACGGTCGCGCCCGCGCTCCAGGCCGCGACGCCGACCTGCCCGGCCGCCGCCGACATGTACAACGCGATCGGCTGAATGCCCTGGTTACGCCACGCGCCGATGGCCGCCGGGCACGTCACCGTCAGCACGTTGGGCGTCCCGCCGATCGTCGTGCCCTGCAGGTTGAGACTGACGTGCGCCAGCTTGCCGTCGAGCCGATAGGCGAACGCCACTTGCTGCGCCCCGGTGACAGTCCACGTTCCGCCGGTCGCCGTGAAGTTTCCCGCGCTGAACGCGACATCGACCCACGGCCCGATCGCGTCGATCTGATTGTAGAGTTCCTGTTTCCAGGCGTTATTGATGATCGTGCCGGTGAGGCCCGAGCCGTCATCGTCGACCATGATCGTGCGGGTGATCGGCATCGGTTACCTCGTATCGGTCAGCCAGGTGTCGATAACTTGCGCCGCGCGCACGTCGGCGCCGCGACACTGGCGGCGCGGCGGCTGACCCCAGACCGGCCAGGTCAGATCCGCCGTGAGAATCATGTAGTCGCCGGCCATCCCGTCGCCGAAGTCGTAGACCTGCAGGCGGCCCGGCCGGGCGTTCAGATCGTCGGTCTCGAACTCGATCGAGATGATCGGTTGCCGGAAATCCAGAATTTCCTGTTGGCCGCGCGCCGTCGCCCCTGCCCGTACGAACCGGCCATCCTGCACCAGCTGCTCATGGATGCTGAGCCCGGCGTCGTGTTCACTGCGGACCGTCATGACGACGTCACTGTCGATCGGCTGCGCGCGAACCTGTTCCAGTCCGCCGCCGGTCGCGTTGTACCGCGTCGTGATGAAGAGTTCCGACAGCGAGTCGATGACCGTGACCGGCGCCCCCGCTTTGATCGGCCCGATCATCGCGCCGAAGCCGGTGCGCGGAATCAGCATATAGGCCGGCGGCCCGGCGCTGTACCCGACGACGCGCAGGTACTGCTCGTCGACCCGCGCCCAGGGAATGCTCCGCCCGGTAAACAGCACCGAGGTTTCCAGGTTGATCTGGACGTCGCCGCTGCCGGCCGGGTCGAACGCGACGTCGGCCGTCGTCGTCGTCGTCTGCGGCGTCCCGGCGGGCGCCGACCACACGCCATCCGCAATGCGGTACCGGAAACGCTGCGTGCCGATGCGCGCCTCGCGATAGCTGCCCACGTCGGTGATGGCGTCGCCGATGCTGGCATCGAGGACCGGGATGCTCTGCAGCGCCTGCCCGGTCGGGTCGTAGACGAGGTCGGGTCCCGGCGTCCCGATCGGCGCATTGGTCCGCCGGCCTTCGACGATGACCGCGTCGCGCTGCTGCGAACCATCGACCGTTTCCGCGAACGCTTTCAAGCTGGCCAGGTCGAGCGTATGCGTCTGCGGGTTCGACATGTTTGGCTCTGAGGCGCCGGACCAGACGTGCAGCACCTTGAGCGGGTCGATGTAGAAGCCGCCCCCGTCCGGCAGCATCGTCACCAGGCGCCGCAGCACGGTCGAGATCCGTTCGTTGATGACGCCGAAGGCGGCGTGGGACGGCAGCCCGGCCTGGACGGCGGCGGGCGAAATCAGGACGGCGCCCGCGGCCCGGCCGGTAAAGCGGTTGATGAGGTCGAGGATGGTCGTCGTCGCCGACTGCGCCGGCCAGTTGTACGTCACGAGATATTCGCTGTCGAGGACTTGCAGGTAGTCGGCGCACATCACCGAGCGCACACTCGGCGTCCGCGCCGGCCCGCGCCGGGTCTGCATGGTGAGGATGCGCCCGCCGAAGAGCGGATCGCCTGAGGCCCCACCCAGGTCGATTAGCACGTCGGCGCCGACGTAGACGGCATCAGACAAGCCAGGCGAATCGAGGAAGAGTTCAAACGAGGCCGTATCGGGTTGATCGTTCAGCTGCAGCGTGATGCGCAGCGACCCGTAGTTGATATGCGACGTCATGTCGACGCCGTCGACGGTGAGGACGCCGAGCAGCGGAAAGATGTAATTGCTGCGGATGGCATCCGAGCGCGCAATGCCGGACCGCGCCTGCAGGTACGCCTGCTGCTGGACGGTCCCCACGGGTGGCGCGATCGCCCCCGGAACGCCGAGCGTCACCCCACCCGAGATCGTCCCGTGGGCGCCGCCGACGACGTCGGCCGCGGTCGTGCCGGTGGTCTCGTCGAGCGGCCAGTAATGGCTCGCCCCGTCCGCGATGACCCGCTCGCGATACGTCTGCGGCGGCGTCAGCCCCATCGCTACACCGCCGCCCGTAGTTTCGACATCACGCTGTACTTCGCGGTCAGCGCCTCAGAGACCCGGTCGGCGAGCCGCTGGAGGTCGGCGGGCGTGTTGAACAAGGCGCCCTGCGCGTTGATGATGATGGCCGGCGCGCTCGCCGCGGGCGACCCTGGGGCAGAGCCGCTGACCGTGGCAAACGCGCCGGACTCCTCGCGCGGGACGACCGCTTCCCACCCGTGGAGCATGACCGGCGTTCCGGCGCCGAAATTTTTGAAGCCGTCGGTGCCCTGCTGGTAACTCTCCATCGGCGTCGGCGCCCCGCGCGGCCCGGTCGGCGCCCCGCTGTCCGAATACGTCACCGGGACGACAACCGGCGGCACGTTGGAAATCGCCAGCCCGAGCCCGCGCGAAATCGCATCGGTGAGCAGATGCACTTCGTCGATGAGCTTCTTGAAGCCTTCACTCATCGTCATCGTGAACGACAGGCCCGCGGCTTCAAGGTCGGTGATGGCGTTGCCGTCGGCGTCGACCAGCTTGCCGGCGTCGGCGAACGCCTGCAGCATCGGCTTCATGGCGTTCGGGACTTCGAACCCCATCGCCATCGCCTGCTGGATGTACGTGCTGACCGATTCGCTCATCCGCTCGGTGATGGCGATCGTGTCGATGCCAGCGGCGTTGAGGACTTCCCAGTCCTTAAAGAGCTGCTGCGCCTGCTTGTCGAGTTCCTGGCGCCGCATCGCCGGGCCGAGTTCTTCGATGGTGAACCCGTACCGCTTCGCCGCTTCCATGGCGGCGTCGTACGCCGTTTCCTGCAGCTTGATGGCGTCCTCGAGTTCCTGCATGGCCGCTTTCACGGCGTCGGTACTCTTCGCGGCGAGCAGGCGATCGAGTTCCTTGCCGGCGGCGGCGGCGGCCTTGTCGAGTTCGTGAATGCCACCCGCGGCCGAGACGAAGGCGTCGCGCAGCTTGTCGTGTTCCTTTTTGCCAAACCAGGACGTGAGCTTTTTCGACAGCCATTCGACCGCCGGGCCGATGAGCGCGCCGACGGCCGGCAGCGCCGCGCTGATGGCGGTGCCCATCAGGCTCGGCAGCTTGCTCGCCGCGCTGGTGATGGCTTTGCCGACGCCGCTCTGCTTCGGGTCGAGCAGGAAATTGCCGATGCTGGAGCCGGCCGCGGCGAAGACGTTGCCGCCGCCTTCGATGGCGCGCAGAATCGAGCTGCTCAAATTGCTGACCAGGCCGGTCGCGAGCCCGTCGAAGAGTCCTGGCGGCGCCATGCCGCCCGCACCGACGAGCCCGGGCAGCGTCTCGTTGCCGGTCAGGCCGAGGATTTCGCCGATGCCGCCGCCGGGTCGAATCTCTGGCGCCTTCCAGGTCGCGTATTCCTGCTTGAGCCCTTTGATGACGCCGGTCAAGGCTTCGCTCTGCTCGCGCGTCTTGAGCGTCTGGAACCAGACGTCGTACATCGCCTGCGGCGCCGTTGTGCCGACCGCCTCGTACGCCTCAAGCGCATCGACCATCACTTTGTTGATGCTGTCCTGTTGCGTCCGCGTCATCTTCTGGAGCGGGATGGACTCGGACAGCGCCTTGAGGTACAGCTGCGCTTTGGCGACGGCGTCGCCGCCGGACCAGGCGCGCTGCAGGTCGGTGATGGATTTGTTGTAGGCGTCCTGCTCGCGCTTCGCCTCGGCGATGGCCTTCTCGCGCGCCTGCATGGCTTTCTTCGCGCGTTCCTCGTCGTCGGCGATTTCCTTGAGTATGTCCCCGGTCGTCTTGATGGTTCTTCCGAGGGTGGTTTGGGCCGCCACGGCGGGCGCCGCCACCTTCGGGAGTTCTCCGACGGCGCCCAAGTAGTCCTTAAACGGTTTGGTCACGTCCGTCCAGGCTTTGCCGACGCCCGTTTGCACCGCAGCGAGCATTTCGCCGGAATACATGACGACGCTGTCTTTAAACGCTTTCCATTGATTCTGCGCGGCGACCAGCCGCTTGATCGTCTCGTCGGTCATCGCGACCTGGGCATCCTTCGCGTCGAGCAACCCATCACGGACCGCGCCCAGCATTTTTTTGTAGCTCGGCCCGAGAATGCCGAGGGCCACGTCCGCTTGCAGCGCCTTGTCGGGAATGCCGGCCAGCGCTTCGAGAACCTGGCGATAGGTCACCTCGAACCCCTGCGACCGGAGCTTGTCGCCCGAGAGGCCGATGTTGGCCAGCAGCGCGTCGTATTCCTTCGTCGCGCCGCTGAGCTTTTCCTGCAGGAAGAAAATCGATTTCCCGACCGTCTCGGCCTCGACGCCGCTCGCCTTCGCCGCGCCCGTCCACTGCTGCACCTCCTTCGTCGAGATGCCCCACTGCAGCGACATATCGTTTATCGCGCTGGCCGTCTCGTAGATGCTGCCGATGAAACCGGCGACGGCGTTGACGGAGAACGCGATACCGACGGCGCCGGCCATCTTGTTGAGCGTCCCGAGCCATTCAGTACTCGCCTTGTCGACGTTCTTCGTTTCGGTCGTGATTTTCTGGAGGTTCTTCGGGGCGTCGGTCGAGATGGCGGCCAGGTCTTTGTTCGTCTTATTCACGGTCGCCGTGAACGTCTGCATGGCCTTGTCGGCCTGCTCGACGGCTTTGAAAAAGCTGTCGAAATTCGCGGTGAACGTGGCGGACAGAGCCATCTATTTTTTCCGGCTGGCGGCGGCTTCGCGGTTCAATTCGTCAATCAGCACGGCATAGACGTCGACCGGCAGGTCGAGCAGCTCGTCGTACGTCCAGCCCATCACGCGACAGATGTGGAGGTCGGAGACGGTGCGGTCGCGCCAGCCGGGACTTTTTTTTGATGCTCGCGCTCGGCCGTCATCGCCGCATCGTGCGCCTGCACCGCTTCGAGAATTTCGCGCAACGATTCCGGCGTCTGGTTCTTCAACGCGGCGGCGACGAAGTCGTACGACTTGTCGCGGATGCGGATCGGCTGGTCGTCGGCGTCGGTGATCGACCAGTCGATCAGATAGCTGACCGCCTGCGCGATGCCCAGGTGTTCGAGGTCGAGTTCGGGCCGATCGCCGCCGGCCTTGAACGTGCCGGCCTTGATGACCCGGCCTTGCGCCTCGCGCTCTTCGCCCGCGGTCAAATGCTTGCGGACCAGCAGCCAGTCGCCGCCGGAGATTTCGAGCCGGGTGTCTTCTTGCTTGCGGTAGCGCGTTCCCATCAGGGCTCCCGATGTTTGGGCAGCAGGCGGCCGGACAGCTGCCCTTGATAGACGGTGACGTCGGCGAGCGGCCGGCGGGTCGGCTCCCCGTCGCGGTTCGGAATTTCGAGGACCAGCGGCGTCTGCGTGATGCGGAAGCTGTCGAAGGATTTGACCGCGGCGACAAACCAGTCGCCTTCGACCTTCCAGGCGCCCAGGTCGGCGGCGCGCTGATAGCCACAGCGCACCACCGCCTCGACGCCTTCAATCACGATCCGCTGCGAGCCGATCGTCGCCATGTGTTACGGCGCGATGCCGGCGACCCAGGCGGTACTCGACCAGTACGCGTTACTCCCGTCGCCGAGCCGTACGAACTGGCCGGTCGTCCACGCGGTCGCGGGACTCGCCGTGACGCCCGTCATCCCCGCTAGATTGGCGGGCGCCATCGCCCCCGGGGGGGTGAACCCTCCCGGGCTGCCGACGCCGGTCGCGCCGGTCGCGGCGACCGCCGACGTCCGCGTCCAGGCGCCATTGGCGACGAACGTCATGTCGATCGACACGGCGCTCGTCACGCCGCCCTTGATCGAGGCATCGACCCAGGCCGGGCCTTCCCAGCCCTGCGCCGACGTCGAGCTGGGATAGAACGCGAGCCAGCAGCCGGTCGGCGAATCCGCCAGGTCGAAAATCGTGTCGGTGAGGCGGTCCCAGAACGCGGTGACGCTGCCGGACAGGTCTTTCAACCCGATCACGTACCGCTTGTTGGCGTCGCCCAGACTGGTCGTCTCGACCTTGTCGGTCGCCATTGACAGATTCCAGTCGGAGATATTGCCGATGGCGACATAGGCGCCGCCGCTCGTGAGTTTCGCGGCGACGATGCCTTCTTTGCCGTGGGTACCAGGATTGTTGACGGGTGCAGCGGGTGCGGGCATATGCGTTTCTCCTAATGCGTTCGGTGTCTAGGAACTCTCAGGCGGCCACGCCGCTCACCTTCAAACCGTTGCGCTCGACCAGGTCGACCAATGCCGCGAACGCGATCGCCCGCCGCCGGTCCGCGATGGGAAAAAACACCGGACGTCGCGGCATCTTCCCGGTCGTCCGGTTCTTGTTCCGCCGCCAGAACCGCGCCTTCGTGCCGTGTTCGTAGATGTTGGCGAGGTTGATGTACTGGTTGGATGGGGTCACCGCGACGTTCAGCAGAATCGCGGCCGCGGACCCGACATCGTGCCGGGGACGCACCACCAGCCCGGCCCGTAGGTTGCCGGTGCGGACCGGATACGCGGCAGCAATCTCGCGCTTCGCCGCTTCGGCCTGCGCCTGCACAATCACCGCGGCTTCGCGTTGCAGATGCATCGGCAACGCGCGCAGCTCGGCGCGCAGTTCGTCGAAGCCCTTCAACTCCATGGCGCGGTTCGCCATTAGGTGCCCATCCCGAGCGCGTAGTGCGCGGCGATTTCGGCGGCGGTCAGGGCGCGGGGGTAGATCGCGATCTCGTCGAGGGTGCCGAGCCCGAACCCTTGGAATTGATCGCGGCCTATCGTGACGGGATAACTGACGCCGGTAAATGCGGCGGGGAGTGGATGCGCCGGGCCTAGAAACACCCCGTCCACATACAGGTCCACGTTGAGTGCCGTCACCACTGCCACAAGGTGATGCCACTGGCCATCGGCCACAAATGCGGGTGCCGCGAAATTCTGCTCTGGTGAGGTGGCGTTGGCATAATCCAGTGTGAGGGTAGGATTGCCGTTCGTATTTTGCACACGCCAGTTGATCACGTCCCGTGTGGGATACCCAAACCGGGTCGAGAGAATGGTTGTCTCCTGTGTTCCTGATCGCTTAACCCATGCTTCAAGCGTGTAGGGCGTGAGCAGGTTGACGTTTGCGCCCGTAACAATCTGGTCGTCCACCCCATCAAACGTCATCGCCGTGTCGCCGTCGCTGATCGCTCCCGCCGCCCCCAACGTCACGCCCCCGCTGATGGTTCCATTGGCCCCGCCCACGGTATCTCCTGCCATGAGTCCGCTGGTTTCATTCAGCCGCCAATAATGCGTGGCGCCGTCCGCGATCACGCGCTGCGGATACGTGAGCGCAACGGACACGATCGCCGGCGCGGACGTGACCGCGCCGTAGGCGTTCGACACGCGGACCGCATACGCCGTCGTCACCGTGATCGGCCCCGTCTCCAGGAACTGATAGATTTCGCCCGGCAGATCGGCGCCGTCCTGCGTCCACTGGTAGGCCAGCGGGACCGCGCCGGCCGCGATGACCGTGAGCAGCACCGCGTCGCCCGCGTCGATCGTCTGGCTCGCTGGCCCTTCGAGGATCGTCGGCGGGGCGTAGACCGGGACGCCGCCCGGCGTCGTGCCGCGGCCGACGACTTCGACCGCCAGCAGCTGCACGTCCGTATGCCGCTCGTCAAGATCGTTGACGCTCTGCACTTGCAGCGTCCGCCCCTCGAACAGAATTTGCGTTTCGAGCGTGATGCCCGGGTGATACGCGCCGCGGACCACATACGCCGCTTGCCCGTCGCTGACCTGGCCGCCCGCCGGCTGGAGCGCGCAGTACCAGGTGGCCGGGTCGGGCACGACTGCCGGATGCTGCAACGTCACGAGATGCCGGTATGCCCCGATGCCCATGTCAGGCCAGCGCCGGGTCGCGATAGAACGCGAGCAGGTTCCGAATCTCGCGCCAGATGATCGCCTCGTCGCGCGTCGACAGCCCGAGGTCGTCGCCGCGGTGTTCGTAGTAGTGCACGGTCAGCAGCAGCACCGCATGTTTCACGGCGACGGGCGCGCTGACCGGCGTCCACGTCGCATCGGCGGCCGGGCCGAGGTACGCGAGGATCGCCTCTTGCGCGGTCGCGAGCTTCTCGGCGACGTCGGCATCGTGCGCCGCGCTGGTGATGCGCAGCTGAATCAGCTTGACTTCGTCCGTCGTCCAGAGCGGCCCGGGCAGCGAGACGCGCGAAAACGTGAGCGTCATGGCTCGGCCTCGACGGGCGCCGCGGTCGGCGCCGGCTGCGGCGTCGGCGGCGCGGGCGCGCTCAGGTCGCGCATCGCGAGCGCTTCGAGCGAGTAGTACTGCTGCTGCGCCATCGGCGATTCGCCGCCCGGGACCGGGCCGAGCCCGAAGTACTTGAACCGCGCTTCGTTCGGCGACATGGCGCCGGCCGCGATGGCATCGTGCGCCGCTTTGGTTTTCGTGGCGGTATCCATCCAGATCAGATCGTCGAGGTCGAACTCGGTCCCGTACGGCGACGGTAATTCGAGCCCGGCATCGAGCGCGGCTTCGATCGCGGTCAGATGCGTCTGCAGACACTGCGAGTGGTACTGCAGCGCGGACGCTTCGCTGTTCGCGTAAGGTGGCTGCTGGCTCGAATCGATCATCGAAATCGGGACGCCGAAGCAGCCGGCGATCGTCTTCGCGGCCCATTCGACTTGCGCAGTGAGCTGCGATTCTTCGGCGGAGGTACTGACCGGTTCGTACTTCATCCCGTTGCCGACGATGGCGGTCTTGCCTGGTCCCAGGTTGTGCCAGGTCTCTGACAGCCGCTTCGCGGTTTCGGGATCGATGTCCGTCGGCGCGATCAGCATCCCGCTCGGCCGGCCGCCGCTCGAAAAGAACGACGTACTGGCGGCTTGCATTTCGAGCGCCTGGCGCGCGGCGCCGCCACAGGCGTAGAGCGGTGACAGGCCGACGAGCGGATGAAACGCGCAATTCCAGCGGTCGTGAATGAGCTCGCGCGCCGGGACGACGAGCGGCTGCGCGTCGGACGGAATGCCGGCGAGGTCGTTCGCTTGCAGCTCGTAGTAGACGCTGCCATCCGGCGCGACGAGCGGCTTGACGCGCGCCGGGTCGAGGACGTAGAGCGCGATGACGACGCCGCGCTGGTCGCGGTCTTTCAAGACGTACGTGTTGCCCCAGAGCAGCTTGGAAATCATCCAGACTTCGAGAAACTGACCGATGGTCTGGTAACGGTTCGGGACGCGCAGGACCGGAGAAAACGCCGGGCTCGTCGTCTCGTGCCAGATCCCGTACTGGTCGATGGCGACGAGCCGCAGCGGGAGTTTTCCAATATCCGATGAAATCAGCGAGACACAGCGGAACACGGTTGGATTCGCCAGCGCGGTATCCAGCCCGAGTTCCGCGTTGTGTTGCCAGGCGCCGGTCCACGGTTCGCGCACGATGGGCATCCACGCGCCCCGATGGACCGGCGCGACCGCACCCGGTGTAAACACCGCGCGCAGCTGCGAGCGGATGGTGCTGAGTACGCCCACGAGTTACGCCTTGGCGTTGCGCCCGAGTTCGGTTGTCCCGCCGCTCGGCGCCGGCCACGCGGTCGCCGTGAGGTACTTCACCGCGTTGGCGTTCGCCTTTGCCCAGTTGATGAACCGCTCGGCGCGCAGGCCGACCGAGTTCGTTTGCCAGAGCGAGACGTACACCGTCGTGGCGTCCGCGGGCGAGGCCGGCGCGCTGTCCATTTGCAGCGAGGCTTCCTGCGACGCGTCGATGGTCACGCCGCCTTCGTCCGCGTAGAGAATCAGCTCGGGCTGCAACGCGATGACGTTGCCGCCGGCCGCCTGGCTCGTGATGAACGTGAGCCCTTTGTAGTTGCCGCCCTTGACGGTCAGCCCAGGGAATTCCGGCGAGCCGTCCAGGTTCGTGCGGAACGTCAACGACAGCGCATTGGCCGCGCTCATGATGAACGTCACGCCGTCGACCGCGATGTTGTTGGTCGCGAAGTGATTGATCAAGCCCATGATGTCGGCGAGCGGATTCGTCGTCGCGGCGGCGGTCGGCGCGCCGTTCGTAATCGAGGCCGGATTCACGCCCGCGACCGCGGCGACGGCCGGGTCGATGAACTGCGAATCGAGAAACTGCGCAATGCCGGCGACCATGTCCTTGCGGACCAGGTCTTCCGCGTTCGGGTTCGAGAGCATCACGAGTTCTTTCGTCAGCACGATGATCCCGGCGGCCTTCGAGATGCCGAGCGAGGTCGAGCTGAACGCGAGCTTCGTGACCGGCTTCGGCTTCGCTTCGCCGACCCACCCGTACGTGCCGCCGGCCGTCTGCGTTGGGACCTTCGTGTTGAACGGGACGGTCCGCAGGCC